GCGAAGAGTTGGTGTTATGATTGGACATCAAAATCATGGTCTAATTCAAGAGAAACCTCCAACGATAGTCAATGGAAACGGTTAACCTTCCCTGGAAGTTCCATCGAGCCAACTCGCCACATCTTGGAGTTTAATACGAACAACTCTAGAACCCCTCTTCAGTATCATTCTATTTCTCAGGATGGTCCGCTTGGAGGATACTTTGTCTCGGCGGGTCCAGTTCATGATGACCAAACTGTTTACTACGTAGAGGTCGGAAAGATGGATAGGACGGGGGAATTTAATGGAGTCACACTTTTAGGCGTAGATATTGTAAATAAACGCTATAATGTTTATGCGGAAGATTATTCCAAAAAAGATTTTGTGGATATGTTTGATTTCTTTGATGATTTAAATATTAGCAAATCTTCTAGAGATGCGAGAGATTCGTCCGGAACCTACCTACTATCAGGAGGAAGCCGTAGTGAATATCTCGAATATTGGGGGGGTAGTCATTCTGCCACAAACGGAGTTTACGGATTTATAGAAAATGATTAAGGGTAATATAGAAATTTTTCAAAGTTATGGAAACGAAAATAAGAGTCTTTATAAAGGCTCTAATATGGTCGTTGATGGTTTTAGAAAAACTATTGCGGATGTAATGACCTATATGCCTAATCCTAGTGGAGGTGCACAAATGGAACTGGGAACAAGCTCAGTATCAAGTTACCAAATCCAAGCCATGACCTTGGGTAGCGCTAAGGAAGGGTATTCTCAGAGGGATTCCCGCTTCTGGTATAGTAGTATGGCTACCTCCGCTGAGAACTATCAATTACTGCCAGTTACGGACAATGCCGTTTTTCAAATGTGGGATTGCTACTCTAGTATCGGATTCAATCAATGGAAATATGATAACCAAGTAGATGCCAATCTACTAGTAAATCCTACTCTAACCTCTACGTCAGGCTGGGAGATAGACTTCTTGTATAATCTGTCCGCCGGTATGCTGACGCGGACAACTGATATCACCTCGGAAGGAGAAATTGATATCACCAAATTTGAGTTGGTTGCTGGGCAAGAGCAAGTAACTCTCCGCCAAAGACTCCCTGAAATGAAGATGGGAGGAGTGTACACTTGCTACACTAACGGTAAAGCGCATAACGCCACCATGGATATTCGTATCTCGCGCGGAAGGAATAATGTTCCTTTGGAGTACTATGATTTTGTTACTGAACGATTTGTTGTTCTGGACAAAGACAATAACGATTTGAGCCATACGGTAGCATTAAAGAATTTCTATGAGGTAGATGAATTTAGATTCCGTCTGAGAGGCAACGAAACCGACGAAGCATTCCAACCAAACAACCAATACTTTGTTGAGTATATCTTTCCGTCCATAGGTTTCGTAGATGAAAGTTTTGCACCGTGGGATTTTAATTATATAAATCCTTACATTAATATTGTGCGTCTAGAAGTATGCGATGAACGGCACCAAATTTTAAAGAACCCTAACTTTCTGGAGCACCAAAGCTTGCTAGTAAATAACGATTTTAATATCGTAAGTGAATTCCCTTCTACTGAGGTTAAGAATGTTGCTAAATGTACCCAAGCAGGTCTTTATAAGATTCCTGGGTGGAGACAATTAAACCCTCTTGCCAGAGACGCCAACGACCCTTCTAACAGGGAGGATAATGCTCAGTTTGGTGCAGTCTTCCCTTTATCAACAAACCAAAAAGCAATTAATGCGACTCAAGTAGACGGCGTTGCTTTGTACGCATCTTCCATCGATTTAGATTCTAGCGGAGCTGCTTTAATAGAACAAAAGTTCAACCTAGGGAACGAGTACAAAAATAATTTCGCGTTTGCCGAGGATTGGGTCTCCCCATTGTTACTCGCCCAAGCTAACGGTCAGTACGATAATAATAGAACTCTCATGTTATCCTTCGATACAATGGTATCTGGGGAAGCTGCTGCTGCCAATTGCGGAAATCTTCAAGTCACGCTAACGAGAGATTCTGACGGCTATGAGTATAGCTTTACAGAACAAAGCACAACTTTACAAAATGATATCTGGGTAGCCAACGGAAACACTTATAATATTTCTTACGCGGCAAAAAATACTTGGTACTCCAAAGGAGTTCAAGTTGTTCTACCGGCAGATGCACAACAAGAGACGTATACTATTAAGATAGCGGCTACAGGTCGAAGCGATGGAACTAACGGATTCTGCTATTACTTAATAAGAAATTTTTCTTTTGGACCTTTAGCGGGCTGGCGAACTTATGTGTACGACCAGAGCGGTATTGCCAAATGGTCACTTAACTCAGCCGGAAGCCGTGTAACAACCAACAAACTTTTTTCAGGACTACAGCTAAGTGCTACTAGATACGCGACGTTAGGAGGCACAGCCGCTACTGACATTACCGCCTCAATAGATGGGATTAATGTCCCCGCTAAAACACAATTAGTTCAAAACTTCGTTGGATTGGAACCAACCAAAACTTATAGGGTCGCAGTCAAAGGCACTTACGCAGGAACTACTCTTCCTCAATTTAAGTATAGCCTAAAGGCGAAAGCGAGAACTACCCCTGGAACAAATAACTACAATGTCTTATCCACATGGATGCAAGAGAATGGGGGAAACTACAGCGCACTAAACACCCCGACCAACTTAAACCCTTATTTTACCAATACAGATGCTCACAGAGCTACCCACCCGTTCTTCTCTAAATCCCTAAACGACGATAGCTCCACCCCTTTAGATTGGGGTTTGTGGGTGACGGCATCCAGCTCTTCCCCCGCAAATTCTGTTACCTCTGATATCCTTGCTGCCAATCCTGGAGACTACACACTTTCTATGAAGGTATTCAACAGCGCAGAAACACCTTCTTACTTTGTATTAAGTTCTATGGATGGAGGCTCCGGCTTTCCCACATTTTTTAACTGGGAGACAGCAGAATGGGATTCTTTCATAACAGGAACCATTCCTAGGTACCGCGGGAGCACATCCGGAATGTACTTCTTACCTTTACCTTCGGGCGCCAATACTACTGACTTCACATCCTACACATACCCCAACACTGTTACTCTGCCCAACGTAAACACTGGAATACTTCGCAGATATTATGCAGAGACGCCAGATGGTCTAGGCAGTCGTGGCGATTATAGGATAACGGCAGCCGTGTATGGTCCTAATGCAGAAAGTGGGTCCACCTTAATTAGCGACCTTGCTCTTAAGGGACCTGGTCTAGGAACCAATGTCGATATATGGAAAGAATTATATTATAACTTTACAGCAGGCGATTGGCAACCAAGCCCAGTCCAAGTGGCAGACTATTACTCTGAGAACACAGATGATTCACCGGAAAGTTTTATTTCATGCCCACAAAACCTAATTAGTAAAATGTCTTTATTTGGTTTGGATAGAGATACTGAATACCAGCTTAATATTATAGACGCAGCAGGAGGGGTTTATACTATCCACGATATTAGTTTACAGGATGTTTCCCTTGTCGGTAATAATGGAAGAAGTAGATGGATTCGGGATGCAAGTAAATGGACAAGCGAGCCTTACGGCAATTTCCATTACGATAAGTACGATGACGGCGCTGTATTCAAACTCCGAAATAAGAATAACGGCTCGAATATATTGTCTAACACTACCTCCCCTTCCGCCATGACCAGCTGGAAGGTACCGGGAGGAATTATGTTTAGAGCAACCTCGGGGGAGACTGGCACCATCGCCAACCCTATCTTTGTACCAGTTATGCGTGTGGAAAACGAACGAAGCACAACCTTCGCCCCATGGCTCACTCAGAACTTCACTTTAGGAGAATACAATCTCAAAGGTGGTGATATGTTTGCGGTGGGTCTAGAGGGAATTTCCCTCGACGAAACTAATGACACTATAGAAATGTCTATTGCCGCGAAATACAATGGGGTTCGTTATCAATATAACCCAACCTCAAAAGAATGGGTTCAAGGAAAAGAAGATAGAACAATATCGTTTACATTGTATGATAGAGACGCCCAATACAAGGACGAATATTACGCAGACGCTAAAAGCTGGAATCAGTTACTTTCACCTCCAATAGTGGCTCCTTTGTTTGGACCTAATACCAAAATTACAGCAAGTTTTGTAGTTAACGCGGGAAACAGTACTCAAAGGGATATAGATATAAAAGATTTTAAAGTCTATAGATGGACCGATGCTTCTTACACTCATTACCATGTGTCGGGAGCAACGTTTAATTTTCCTGAGTTCCCCACCCCAGCTGATGCAACTCTTCAATCCACTCAGCCCTCGGGTCACCCGGGACAGTTAGGTCAATTCTTAAATAGAATTAATTTCTTTAATTACTACCCGGCTCCGTTTAGTGTTGGCTCCAATCGATTCGGAGTACCTGCAAGTGGACTTCGGGCTATCAACAACCCGATGTCTCCTTCCGTTACAGGGGAAAAGACTTTGGAAGAAGCGGTAGCTATGGGCGCTTATCTTCCATCAGCGGGGCTGTTCTTCGGCTCAGGAACTTATGGGTTGCAAAACTCGCGACAGCCTTACGGATTAGAGCCTAGCGGAGGATTAGTATCGGGTGTTCTTAATCAAATGGGAGTCGTGAACAGTGATGGGTATATTTACCGTCACCCCCACACCCCCACCAACAATGATGCTAGAGATGCAAGTGCGGGGTTTATCGTATCATCATACCAAAGTGCGGCAGGTACTTATAAACATAAAACCCTGCGATATATTTTGAAACTTCATAAAGATGATTGGAGATTTCTCGATTATTATATGGGGGGTCTAGGAGCCATGGGCTTAAATACCTTAGATTATAAGAAAACTTATGCAAAACTAGGGATGGCATGGCAACTCAGCGGCACAGCCGCTTCATATTCGACAGGTTCTCGTGTAGGACTATATAAAATAGCAGACCCTTCACGGAATCCTGTCTTTAATCTAACCAATAAGAAAGTAACTTTTCCTCCTGGTCTAAAAATAGATTACGATAACACAACTCATATTACTATAATATGGGATATCAATTACTAAAATGCAATTTCTCGAAAAATCAGAACCCCATGGACACTTAGAAGTCTGGAAACATTACCCAGATGGAAAACAGGAACTCCACTTCAAAGATGATAATGTTATCTGCAGTGGTATGGGAGCTACGCTAGCCGAGATGTTTGATGCGGAGCCTACTGTAGATGTAAAGAATTTCCAATGTGTATATTTCCGTTGTGGGTCGGGCGGCTCGGTTGGAGCCCAAGTCTCCGGTACTTCCGATGTTGTAACCCCTTTTGACCGTACTCAGTATGGGACTGGAAACTTGGATATGAGTCTTCACTACCTCATCGAAAATGGAGCCAAAGGAGGCTCTACTACTCCTTTTGGAGCAATCCCTTATGGTTATATTAAACGAGTTACCCCTACTAAATGTATGTGGCAAATCGTTCTTGACGAACAAACCTTGAATGTAGGAGATGCAACCAGTTCTTATCCTGAAGGATACATCAACGAGATTGGATTGTATAGCAAAAACCCTTATGTGGAAGCGACTGACGCTTCCATGTTATGCGCGTACCGGTACTTTAAAAAGATTTATAAAACCGACGCATTTATTTTAGTCTTTAGATGGACGATTGAATTCTAATGGTAAGTTTCAAAAATGTTAGCAGTGTAGGAGGTGATGGAATCATCCCCCTTAATTGGGATAGTGTTCCAAAGTATGACCCTAGTTCTTTTTATAACTGGGAGCAGGATAATGTTCCCTTATGGTCCATTGAGCAAAGAGGAGATACCCTCTACCGCGCTATGGGCTATCCCGGGGGTAATCCTGAAGGCGTAACCTTTACTCTTTCGTCAACAGGTAATTATGACGAAAGCAAAGCCATTTACGATTCGATTGACGATATTGTTGAGAGAATCCCTAAAAGGCTTAAGTTCCCTGTTTTAATTGAGATTTGTACTTACGGACAGCTTGGACACCTCGACCTCGCCAACATAACTTGTGAAGGTGAGGGAAAATTAGAAGTTAGAAACAAATGCTTTTTTCAAGACGTTAATGCCTCTGCTGCCGCGACCGAAGATGTATCAGGAAGCCCAGCTGATGCAGCCCTTACAGACCGGAAATATGTAAAAACGGTCTATTCCCCATACGCGTCAGCCACAATGATGAATGTTTCGTCCACGAAACTTGGATTAGAGTTTGCTAACGCAACTTCTTGGTATGATAACGCTCGTTTGTTTACTATGCAAGGACCGGACACGGACCGACAAGCCAATAATATCACAGCATATGTGGCATCTGGAGGAACCACTCGTAGCTGGAAATATGCAATCAATGGGGGATTCCGAATCCCACACCCTTATGATTGGAGAAATGATTGGGGGGCTGGAGCGGATACCGCTATAGCTGGAACTGCCGCAAGTGCTTGGGGAGACGCAACTCCTTGGTATGGCTCGGCTACTAAAGACTACATGGTGCAGAAACGGGCATTGCAATACACTACCGGACAAAGTACTCTGGTGGGATATGGGGCATACTTTAGTTCGATTTCTTTAAAAGATTGTCAAGGCACAGTTATTCTTAGAGACATACTAGTTGATGCGGGTAATGCCCAAAATGATTATGATGGTGCAACAGGACAAGTTCACAGGGGAGAGTATGGTCTGGATATAGAAAACTCCGAAGTGATTTTGGACAATGTTACTTCTATGAGAAGTGCGGTAGGAGGATTTAGAGCTACAAACTCTAGAGTTAAGATAACAGGTCATTGTATGGCTTACCGTAATTATACCAAAACTGGAAAACAACCTGCCGACAGATTACAAAACGGTGTAGGTTTCTACTCACTCAACAGTGACTTGGAATGGGATTCCACATCTTACGAAGATTCAAGAAAATATATTAACCTATTTACTAAGTCTAAGCGGGGTATGGATTTAAGAAACTCCACGGTACGAGGAGGAATCGCGTGGAACGAAACAACACTGTCCGCTGTTCCTAACGGAGGTTCCCAACTCTCCACTCAAGAAAATCGCACAGTGAATGGGGTGAGTTATGTCTCTACGTCAGGAACGGGGGGAGACACTCTAACTACTGTCATCAATATTTCTGATTGTAACGAACACGGTCTTTATAGTGAAGGAACTGATATCGATTTCAATGGACGTTTCAACTGTTATCTGAATGTAGGTGACGGTATTCGTCTGAGACGCTCTCAGGCAGCCTTACCTCAATTTACTTCTAATAATAATGCAGGCTGGGGTATAAGTTTAGAAGGGTCCCAACTAACGTATGCAGGAGGAAGCGAAAACTTCCCAATACGGGCTGACGGCTACTCGGCAGCTAGCCCCGCATTAAAGTTATTTAATGGAGCTCTCTGCACAAATAACTTTAATGCCGGTCCCTCTGAAGTAACAAACAGACGAATTAGAAACCGTGCCCAATTTCACGTAGACTCCAATAACCAAAATTTATTGGTGGATAAATCATCCTCTGTCCAAGTCGCACAAATAAATAATATTCCTTTGCATGTAGGACAATGGGGTGGAAGTGACTGGATTAACGCTAATGGTACCGACGCTACTTATAGTATTAGCACCGATGTACGTTACCTACCAGCAACTCACTTCGGGGCAACTCCGTATAGAGCAAATAACAAGCCGGGAATGGTGGTCACGAATAACTCTGATGCCGAACTTGTCGGAGTTAGTTATGCTGTAGACTCGCACGATACCGGAAAAGGTAAAATTGCTATAGCGTCTAACGGCTCTAACTTAACATTCAGAGGAACATCTTCTACGTGTACCACTATGAATTATTATCCTGTGACTACCCACGCACAACAATTTAGAAGTTGGATGTCGGCGGGGGTAGTAGCTACTGAGAACTCAAATGTGGAAATGACTGGACCTACTAAGTCGGCTCGCTTTGGAGTACCTTTTCTAGCGGAAAATAACTCCAATTTTAAGGTGAACCCCCCTACTTTCGTGGGTACGGATAATATCCTAGACATTTCAGGCTATCATCTTATACCTTATGTAAGCACCTCGGTTAACCAACCCAACCATACCAAACTGGAAGTTCATTCTACTAGAGCTTGTTTGGTTGCAAACAAAAACTCCAATATTCAATTATTTGGTTTAGGTGGGAAAGTTGTAGAAGGTCCCACAGGGAATACTATGGATTCGGTAGATGTATTTGCCACAGGGTATGCGGATGCTTATATCGGAGACCAAAACTCTCAATGGGATAGGTCCACCTCTGCTGGGTATGTTAAGTTTTACCCAAATGCATTTACTAGTGGTGTAATAACTGATTTCGCCACCCGTGTATCTTTAGCGCCGAGCGTGGCGGTAAACCAAACTTTTAACACCACCAACTCTTACATTAAGAGTCCAGATACTGGTGCTACTGATAATTATCATAGAGATGGAATGACTGGGGGTATGTGTGTTCGAGCGGTCGAAGATAGCAGTGTCGACGTTAATCTCGTTAATTTCCATTTCCAGGGACAACCTTCATCGGTATCCGGGGTTTACTACAATCTAAAGGGAACTGGGTGCGAGCTATTTAAAGATACAGGAGGGGATGCAGGTCCTGGCGGTGGTGGAGACGGTGAAGATAACCCTTATGTGGTGTATGCCGGCGATGAAGCTATTGAAGCTGGGGGAATGGGTCCAATAGGCACCGACGGGACCGGCGAAGGTGGCGGCACTGGTTCTGGAGGTAACTCTGATTTCGAGGACACTATTATTGCAGGCGGAAATAATTACACTACAACGGACAATGATGCCACCAACCAAGGTGACATGTTTACTGTAGCTGGTCGAGGAACACAAGACTCAACCTTTGGAGGTAACACTGATAACGACCAAGTAGGAAGTATGACGGTTATCGGAGACGAACGAGACCCTAAGGTACGTTATCGCGCATACATGAGAACCAAGGCTGGAGCAAATATTAATGCCCCTGAAGGAAAACTTATGAGTGAGGTTGAGTGTATGGGTAGTCAAATTCAGATTTGGAATATCGCAGACACTTCTCGTATTCACGCTTCTAATATTTTAGCCAACGGAATGGACCCAATGACCTGGTCTTTAAGTTCAGTAGGTAATCCTAATGCGCCAAGTAACTGCCATGGTCCTATGGGTAAATGGCGTAACGGCGTAGCATTAGATTACTATGGTTTGGGTGGTCGAAGAACTACTTATGGTGGTTGTGGTGCTGTCTTTGCTAATACTGGGGTTTTCCGCCTAATAATGTCAACTCGTGGTGACTTAAAATCATTCTATGATGTAAGTACTTTAAGTGGAACTTCTACCGGCGCTCAAGGATGGCGTAATACTGCACTCTCTGGGGGTTCTCCCGTTGACCAAGTTAACGGACAAGGGTATCCACACTGGACACAAAATGTTCGTGTTCTCGGCGCGGCTGATAACCTTCGCCGGCTGACAGGAACTGACTCTGATTACCCTCAAGGAATTTATCAACTTTCCAGCTGTTTAAGAGTCTTTGGATGGGGAATGCCTTCCATGAACCCGTCTGCGGGGGTAGGAACTATGCAACCTAGATTAGGTGGGTTCAGTGCTTATAACGCAACTTCAGGACTTGAAGGACAACCATCCGGGGCGTGGATATACACCACTGCTGAACCTGTAACTCCTCTCCCTCCTCTTGGAATGGATTCTCTAGGATACATGAGAAATTGGCTGGATGAGAGCGCAGCTGGTATGTGGCAAAACGCTAAACATATGGCTGAAGATAAAGTTAATGGGCTCTCCATTTATAGGTCCCACATGGGTGGACTCACGGGAGGAGAGGGACGAGATTGTGATGCGGAATTTGATTCCGGCGGCGCCTGTTCTTATGGAGTGGGCGTAAGGTCGCTTAACGTTTTTGACCTGGAGAGATTAGTATAATGACACAAAGAATTAACGAAGATATTAGGTTTTACCTACCAGCAGACCCGTACTACTATCAAGTAGATAACCTTCCTTTAGAGGATTTGTTATCCAACGATGTACGACTTCAGTCTCAGATTGATGAAATTAATTCAGCGGACCGAGGAAACACTGTTGGTCGAGCTGGGTTTACTGAACTACAACCTTTTATAGATGGCGCGTTACCCGGCACAGTCAGCGTTAGACCAGGTAACTTCATCGGTCGAGCACAGAGGACTAATGGTGGTGGGCTTTACGGCAACAACGAACAAGTCGACAGAATAGATAACGGTCTTTGGGATTTTAACAACCCCCCAACTACATTCGGAACCGGGGAGAATCCAACAGGAACCTATAATGTAAACAATCCCCCTAATAGACCAGCAAACGCAGCTAATGGTGTGGGAAGAACCGCAGTCTTCAATTTTCCAGGCGGAAACATTTCTGTTGACTCGTTTGGTTTCACAGATTTCCAAGGACCAGATGGCGGGGTTACAGCACCTCTAGGACGTCTGGACCTTATTGGTATCACTACTGTGAATGGAGCTATGGACGACCCATACCTCCCAGGAACTGAACTCCCCGGAGTCGAGACAGGTGACGGACAACCTAAACTGGCAGTCGTAAAAGGGGCTGGAATGGTAACATCTGATAACGGAAGACGACAGGTAGTGATTGGCGAAAGGTACCTCACTATCGGATTGCCTCAGGAGTCCGCCAATGATTACGGAAGAAATCTAGACGGTGATGTGGTCCCTAATCCAACATGGATAACGACGCCTGCTCCTGACGATGCAATAAATATTAACTACGCTAGAGATATAATGGAAAATGGGGAAATTTCCCAGACCATATGGGACTGGGCGTACTCAAATAAGAACGCAAGCTTCTTTCTGCCAATAGCTTATGTATATGTTCCTCAAAGCCATGTGGAAGGAAACCCAATCCCTCAACAGTACTTAAAGGATATTAGACCTTTCTTTAGAACAGCAGAACTATCCAATGCTGAAAGAGGAGCTGTTGCTGCCTCTCTATCTCCGAGTGTAGATAACCCTTTGGTTACTGAGACCCACTTGAAGAACGCGATAGACACTCAAATCAATTGGAACGGGGAAGACCCTATACAAGACCAGGTTAGTAACCTTATAAATGGAATACTTCCTAATATGGTCAATAAGGACTTCCAGTATAGAAACAAGTGGATGAGTGTTTCAGGTAGGTCCGTTGACTGGCAATTTGTAATAATCAATGGTATGTGGGTGGGACATGCCCGTTACCCCCATTACGACGGGTCAATAACACTTCCTTTCAATCTTTACCAATACGGTCTCGATAACCAAAATGGAGTTAACTCCGCTATAGCCATAGGCGGTTTTTATGCTGTAGGAGATATTGAAGAAGGTAACCACGGATACTCAGTAGGCTCCGATTACACAAGTAACCGCGCTAACAAAGTGTTTACTCTAGCGAATGGACTAACCTTTAACTGGCAAATCAGAAGCGTTAACAATGATGGAGACCGCGTTTTTTGCTGCGCAACAGTTATTGGCAAAGCAAGAGATGGCTTTAATCTAGCTGGCGCCTAAGAAAAATAATTCAATTATAATTTTCAAACCTATATAATAACACTATGTGGAAAAACATTTTAAATAACATCAATGCACTAATTCTCGCGAACTGGAAATCTTTATTCATGTTTGTGTTGGGTGCTCTCGCTGGAGTATTTCTTTTGTCATGCTCTATGATTAACACTGCTGTAGATGCAACGCAAGAAGCGCTTACGGAAGCTGTTGAGTATGTAACAGGCTCGGACGAGGAAGCAGAAGCCCCTACGGAAGAGTAATATGAATCGAATAGCAGAACTACTGCTATTAATAACTTTAACCGGTTGTTCCACTTTAGCACCAATTGCAGGAGGAGCGACCGGTGCGGCTATTGGAGCCGCTGTTGCGGGACCCGGGGGAGCAGCTATTGGAGGTGCTGGTGGCGTTACAGCCGCACAAATGGCTTTTCCAAATGAGCAGGTTGATACAACTGTGGCTTTAGCAGCTGCAAAAGCAGGGATTCCAGCTCCTGGAACTACTGCATCTACCCTACACGAAGCTAAAGGATTAATTTTTGAGCTAGGGTGGTGGTACTTAATCTTAATTGTATTAGTACCTTTAATAAGTAAACGCGGTAGAACGTGGATTAAGAAATTTACTGACATCCATAACACCGTATCTCAGAAAGATATCGACGCTCGTGATGAGGAACAAGACGAGCGTATAAAGAAGATTGAAGAAATGCTAGATAAAAAAGAATAGATTTCTTTTAAACCCCTCTAGATATAACTAGAGGAAACCTCTATAAACATTATGAAATATCTCGTGAACAAAAATAACACTTGTGGTCAAGCCAGTCTCACTGATGACCTTCGCAATATGGTCTTGGAAGGGATGGGTTACTCTCCTAATAAAAAGGAAGCATCCCAGCAGATTACTGAATCTGCCGCTCCACAAGAATATGTTGAAGACAACACTGATATGCCTACCCTTTACGAATGGGACAGCGCTGTCTTTGCGCTTGATGATGAAGTTTTTGAAATTGAAGGTGATTTATTTTTAAAGGCTATCGAGCTTGATTCTGAAACTCGTATGTGTTTGGATGAAAGTCACGCTGACCTCTTCATTAACGAAGTACGTTTTGAAGAGTCTCCTTTCTCTCTCGGCGACATCTATGATTTTGGTAACGAAATCTTTATCAAGCTAGATGAAGGTAAGAAGAAAGGCGATAAGTCTGCTGACAAAGATAAGGACAACGACAAAGGTGATTTCGAAACTGGTGAACGTAAAGGCGACAAGTCTAACCAAAAGTCTAAGAAAGGTGATAAGCCAGATTTTACTACCGACCAACGTAAAGGCGACAAGTCTAAGACCCATAAAGGCAAAGACTTTGAGAAGGACGATGAGAAGGGTGACCCACGCGCTTATGGCGGCAAGAAAGGTGATAAGTCTAAGACCCATGGAGGTAGAGACTTTATAAAGGATGCAAACGGCGACAATATGTCCGATGCCGATATCGACGCAGCTATGAACAAGAACGCTCCTAAAGACCCTAAGCAGGTTGCTTTGCGTAACAAGCTAAAGCCGGCTTCTGAGAAAAGCTCTAACGACTCCGCTACCGCCCACGGCGACCGATAATTCCCATGAGCGAAAAATCCATGGCGCAAATGGCTGATGAGATTCTTGGTGGAGCTCTAACCGACACTACCAAGAATCCGTATGACCCTATACAAGGTCATCAATCATCGATGCCAGCTATGGACCCTAAGGACCGGTTGTTAGAAATGAACGATAACCAACGAGCTGAACTCATGGGAGTCGCTGGCATTTCTGTTCAGGAAGAAGTTATCGTCGAAACGAAAGAAGAAACTCCTGCCCCACCTACAAGCTTAGAGCTTACTGCCCAAGAACTAGAGACTTTGTCCGAAGCTAAAAGAATAATTGAAAAAATTCAAGAAATGACAAGCGTCGGTAACATTGGGGTTAATATGGCTGGCGGAGCAAAAGGTGATGCTAAAAAAGTTAAACTTCCTGGACCAGACTATGAAAAGCCGGCTCCTAAAAAACGCACTAAGAAAAAAGTGAAAACCGAAGCTACAGACAGCTTCTTATCCTATCTAAAAGCCTAATGTTACTCAGAGACTTCAACGATTTCCAACCCCTACAAATTCTAAGTGAAGGTAAGGGGACTAAGACCATGAAAGTGCGTGGTATCTTCAGCGAAGCTGAGAAGAAGAATGGCAATGGTAGAATTTATGAAAGAAAGTTGTTAGAGAGAGAGGTACAGAAACTACAGCCTCTTTTAAGCGAGCGCCGTCTATGCGGTGAGCTAGACCACCCTAATGATGAGATTGTACATCTTTCGAATGTCTCTCATATCATTACGGACTTACAAATGGAAGGAAATAATTTGATTGGAGAAGCTGAATTCCTCGATACCCCTTCCGGAAGAATCCTACAAGAACTAGCTAAAGCTGGTGTACGTATTGGCATTTCTTCCCGCGCTACTGGTAGCGTTGAGCATGATATGAAAGAAGACGCTTATATGGTTCAAGATAATCTACGTATGATTACTTGGGATATGGTAGCTGACCCATCATGCCAAAACGCATTTCCATCCCTAGTCGAGCATAAGCAACTAATGGAGAACAGAGATGTTTCTTCAGACTACCAAGATAAACTACAAGAAGAGAGAGTTTATTTAACAGCTTTACGCAGACTATTGAATGAAAATTAACGATTTTTTTTCGTAAACCCAGTAGATATAAACAGTAGGAGAATTTCTATGAATGATAAACTAACACAAATTGCCAAACTACTCCCCGATAGCTTGTCCGAAACCGGTCTTCAAGAGGTCTTGAAGATGGTTAACGAGGCTGTCGAAGAAAGAGTTGCTGCGGAAGTTAAACTTATGGAGACCAAAGTAAGTGGTTTCCTCCGTACCAAAATAGCTGACCTAAAGGAAGTAGCCAAGAAAGAGGTTGAGTCTGATGATGAAATTCTTCGTGGCTATAGAATCTTTGAAAGCATTCGTGCTATGGTCGCTGCTGAGGTGGAAACTTCCGACGTTGATTCTAAAATCGCCCAACAAGCTCAAGAGCTTGAGGAACTACAAGAGAGCCTGAACGCTGTAAATAACAAGCTATCCAACTCTCTTCATGAAAACACTATGCTTTCTAGTAAAGTAGAGAGTTTGAACGAAGCAAACGAACAGTTAACTGAAAGTGCTAAATTACCTTTTAAATCTTCTGAAGCTGCCGTTGTTATCACTAACGAAACCGACTCGAGCCGTCCTTCTCCGGAAGCGGCTAACAACATCTTCCTCACCGAAGACGTAATCAACCTGTCAAAGCAGGAAGCCCTGAAAGGCTAAAATAAAAAATTATGTTAAATTCAAATCTTAATGAATCTTTATGTGAGAAGTGGGAGCCAATCCTGGAAGGAATCGGCGATGAATCTACTCGTCAGATGACTGCCGTTCTACTGGAAAACCAAGCCAAAAGTATTCTTACAGAGAACACTCGCGAGCAGGGTACTCTTGAAGAAGCTACTACTGTGGGTAACCTCGGTACTTTCCAAAAGTTCGCATTTCCTCTCGTCCGCCGGGTCTTCCCGGAACTAATTGCTAACAAAATCTGTGGTGTACAGCCTATGCAAGGTCCTGTGTCTCAGATTTTCTACCTAGGTTATAACCGTGCTGGTCGTGACGCAACTGGTGCGTCTCTATCTGATGTGGTTTACTCTAAGTACCGCATGGTATATGGTGGTCGCATGGGTAAATCCCAAAGCAACATTGGTAGTCTAGACGCTGCTACTTACGCTACTGACGGTGGCGACGGTTTCAACTTGTCTGGTCTTTCTGGTGGTGTTGGTGGTAAAGCTTATACTGACTCTCTAGCATGGTCGGAAAACGGTGGCGCTGACACTATGTCAGGTATGACTGCTGGGTCACGTATTGCGAACTTCCCTAACTCGGGTATCGCAGGTCCTCAGTTCTTCGTGTCTGCTGGTGAGCGTATTGCTGGTTCAGGTATTCCTGAAGTTAACTTCACTATCGAGCAACAGTCTGTGACTGCACGTACTCGTAAGTTCCGCGCCCTATGGACGTTGGAAGCTTCACAAGACCTTCGTGCATACCACAACCTTGACCTTGAGCGTGAATTGACTGAGCTTCTTTCTAAGGAAGTTGCTTTGGAAATCGACCGTGAAATCGTTGAGTCTATTCGTACTCTAGCTTACGGCATCGTACCGGGTCTTAATAACTCGGAATGGGATGCTTACACTAACGGTGGCAACTCTAACAACTTTGGTAACACTGGTTTGCCTATGGGTGCAGGTACTAATACTGGTACTGGCGCACAAGGTAGCTTTACTTACGACCAACCGTTTGGTGGCGAAGGTGGGGCTGAATCTGACGCTTATGGCTTAGGGAGTAACCCTGGCGATGGCGACGGAATGCCAACTGAACCAAATAGAGGTTCTAACGTGTTCTTCGTTGACTTCGGTACTACGGCACTTGGACTTGCTCCTCGTCACGTAGGTGAAGTATACAGTAACTTGATTGCTGTTGTTAACTTCGCATCACAAGACATCTACAGAACAACTTTACGTTCTGCAGCTAATTACCTTATCGTGTCACCATTCGTGGCTGCGATGTTGCAATCTGCTGCTAAACTTGAAGGCGGTATCGCTTCTAGCGAAGCCGGTCAGTTAGGTGCTACGATTGAGTACAAAGGTAAGTGGATGGGTCAATACGACGTTTACGTCGACCCTCTCTATCCTGAAGACGAGATTCTTGTAGGTTACAAAGGTGCTTCCCCAATGGATGCAGGCTTTGTGTACGCTCCGTACATTCCCCTACAAATGCTTCCAACTATCACGGACCCAGAAACGTTCCAGCCAAGAAAAGGTTTGATTACTCGCTATGCGACTGCTCAAATTAACCCTGCTTCAAGGTTCTACCGTATCATCCGTATTGTTGGTGCTGACAGCCGATACCTAACGACTCCATTCATGAAGGCGTTGACCACTGGTCTAACCACTCAAGGTGGAAATGGCTACGCGGGCTACTAAGACTTCTTAGTATAGTAATAAAAAGAAGCTCAGCTATTTTAGCTGGGCTTCTTCCATATATAATAGTGTATGTCAAGTGGACCAGTAAAACCTAATTTTCAATGGGGACCTTTCTTAGTAGACCGTTACGGCGCAGGGTCTAACGTTTCTAATATTACAGCCCCATCTGGAGATATCCCTTATGATTCTTTAAACAGAAGGTACTTCTCTGAGAACGTCGAGTTTAACCGGTTTTATATGATTATTAAAGATTGGGTGAAATCTCGACTTGGGCACCCTGTTGTGCGTGTTGAGCTGGATGATTTCCAAATCTTGACCGCTATCGACGAATCAATAAGTAAGTTGGACTACCACGCACCTGACTGGTGTACCCAACTTTGTGCTTTCAATACTGTGGCAGGAGCTAACATGTATGAGCTTCCATCGTTTATTGTAAACAACTTTAGGTATGCTGCTTATAAGAAATCCCTATTAAGCGTACCTCTTGCAGGTCAGTCTTTAGAAATGGATTTCTTTATTAAGTACTTTCAGGACAATTTCCTCTTTCAGGACTTTGCAGTTAGTGATTTCCTTTTGATGAAAATGCATCTTAAATCTATTAGAAAGATTCTGGGGCGAGAAGGGTCTTTCCAAATCACAAACAACAAGTATCTTATGGTATACCCCACCCCAGTAGCCGATGATTCTGAAAGTGTAGTTATTGAATATAAATGTCTTAACTCAGACACCCTACACCACTACTTTATTAGCTGGCTCCAAAGATACACCTTAGCCATAACTAAAGGTATTTTAGGAGAGATTCGTGGTAAGTATGCTACATTACCATCTCCTCAAGGAGGCGCACAACTCAACGGTCCTGCACTTATCGCAGAATCTCAAAGAGAGATGGAAATGCTTGAAAATCAATTATTGCAAGAGATTGAAGAGCCTGCTGTATTTACTACTTACTAATGGTTGAAGTATCTGGACCCCCGTACGATAGGTATCCCCCTATGGTGGACGGTACCAGGGAAACGTTTTATAATGGCAAACGTCTCTCTAATGTTTTTGATATTAAGCGACAAATCTTTGAAAGAGAAAATAAAAATTTTAGAAGTCTAGAGTTTTATAGAAAAACATCTAGAGAACTTTTAAATATTTTTTCTGATGCACAAATTGTAGGGAGTGATAACGAAATACAACCGGTTAACGTTTCGTACGCTAATTATGAAAGAGCTATTGCTATGTTGTTTAAGGCTCGCAACCTAACCCTCCCACAAATAACCTTGGCTATTTCCGATACCGTGGAAGACTTTGAAAGAAGAAAACCTAATACGGATATAGAATTTTGGACTATCCACGACAAAAAAAGAATGAGGTACACGCGTGTAGCTGCTATGTCCCCTAAAGCTGTCAAAGTATCTTATCAGTTGCATCTATGGTCACGCTACGTGGAAGATATGAATCAGCTTATTGAGTATGTTATGAATAAGTTTCGACCCCAACTAAGGGTTGGCACCGACTTCGTTACCAATGCACCCGCCTTTATTACTGCTGTGTCTGATAATTCTACCCTTACTGTTCCTGATAGAGAAGACCGAATTATTAAGAAAACCGTTACTTTTGAAGTGGAAACATGGATGCCTACGAGAAAGTATATGATTCAAAGCAATGGAGCCATTAGAGAGATGCGTTACGACGTAGAGTTGAAAACTGATATCTCTTTCTCTGGAACCGCAATGCCTTCAAATTCTATCCTTGATACCTCCGGGTTAGAGACTTTAGTTGTTCCGCCTCTTCCTTCGAGTTAATTTTCAAAATACGACTTTTTTTGCCTTCCAATTAACTAAATACTAAAGAGGAAGAAGTTTATGAAAAATCGTACCATTGTAAATATCGCAGGACAGGATTTAGAAATCATTCTAAAGTCTGGTCGCTTGTTTGAGCACATCTGCTTGACTGCCGGACAGAAGATTTCTGTTCCGGAAAAATCGATTACAGACACTTGTCTGGAACTTCAAAAAAGACATCTTCTCAACATAATTTAAGGTAAAATATGGCTAATTTCGTTTCCCCTGGTGTATACACGATTGAAAAGGACGTATCTGATTACGCTCCTTCTGTCAATCCATCTATCGTTGGTTTGGTAGGATTTGCTTCTCGCGGTCCTGTTGATACTCCAACACTGCTAACTAATCCTGCGCAAGTGATTCGGGAGTTTGGTACTCCAGACCTCGTCACTGGAGGTCAAGGCATTTACGCGGCTTTGGAGATTCTTCAAAAGACTAACCAAGTTTATTACGTTCGCGCCGCGACTGCTCAAGCTAAGGATTCAAGGTATACCATTCCTTTGGTTACTCATCCAACCGCTGTTGTAAATATGGCTGGGTTCACTGGATTCGCAAACGGTACAGTAGCCTATAGATTTGACGTAGATGCTTGGGATAAGAATGGTAAGGCTGTTGGAGATGCTACTACTACTTTCTACGCTTATCGTGACCGTCCATACGCCTCCGGGTTATCTATCATGCCAGCTCCTTTGGCTGCTTCAGATATGAACACCGACAGATGGCAAGAAGCTATTCAAGCTGGTCTAGGAGACGCAGTCAATCCAACTACGGGAGCAATATGCTTTGTTCCTAGTGGGTTCGGCGCAGCAAGTGGTATGCTTGTAGGAAAAGAGCCTGGTGCAACTACATCCACCGCTTCACGATTCACAATCAACACCTTTATTTCCTCTTCCCTTAGTGTGGGAGGCGGAGCCCGAGGTCAATTTGATTTTAGTGGAACCTGGGTCTCAGGTCAGCCATTCGACGTTAACGACATGGTCTGGTCAGCAGCTGCAACAACTGTAGCCTCTGTAGGAACCGCTTCATCTATCCCTCTATTCAATGTTCCGAATATGGCAACTGGTCCCGACACTTATGATTTCGGCGGGAGTGCCTGTGTGCTTGAAGCAGCCCAAGCTGCTACTTTAGGGTATGACGACAACGCATGGACTGGAAACGTTCCTTCTGGAGCTCTTCTTGATTACGTAGATGCCACTCAAGCTGGTGCTTACCAAGTAAATTCCCTATACCCTGGAAAAGGTTATAATTACTCTGCAATAAATTATACTGGAGGATTACAATACCGTGGTATCCAGGCTGACATTGTACATACTAACGACCAAGGTCGATTTGTTACCAACATCTATTCTGATGGAGGGCTCGAAGAAAGTTATGATATGGGTATGTGGAAACCTGGTTCTGTCACTTCAGCTACGAGTCTCTACCCCGAAGATGTTCTTAACCAAGGTATAAATAATGCCGTCTCTGAATATGTAAAAGGTAACTTCTACCGTTATGATGCGAGTATTGAACCTTCGGGCACCAATAGCTGGACTGCGCCGACTAAGTTCACTGGCAGTACGACAATTACGACTGCTTACCAAATAGGTAAGTCTGCAGAGGTTGCGACAGCTGCTCACGTATTCCGCTGTCTTTCTTTAGACGGTACGGCTAATAACCCTAACATTCAGTTTGATTTCTCTGGGGGTAAGAACGGTGACGCTTCGGATTACGGAGGTAACTTAAGTAACTCTAATGTAAGAACCGCATTGATTGGTCAAACGACTAGCCAAGGTTTACAAGCTCTAGATTCGGAAGCAACTCCGGTTACTATGGCTGCTGTTCCGGGTGTAACTGACCAGAACGTACAAAACGAACTAGTTAGTTTAGCTGAAACTACTCAAAACTTTATTGCGATTGTATCTCCTCCTGTAGGATTTAGAAGTGCGCAACAAGCTATTGCGTGGTCTAACGGTACCGCAACAGGCAGAAGTGCTTCTCTAAACAGTAGTTACGCTGCTCTATATTGGCCGTGGGTAAAATCCTTCAACGCTTTCACTGGCGCAGATACGTGGTTCGACCCATCAATCTTCGCTATCGGTCAAATGTGTTTCACGGACGAAGTATCCGACCCATGGTTTGCCCCTGCTGGCTTGCGTAGAGGTCGTTTAACGAAACCGACTGATGTTGAGGTACAACTGAATCAAGGGGACAGAGATGCTCTCTATGGTCCAGGAAACGTTGTTAACCCAGTAACTAAGTTCCTTCAAGACGGAATTGTTATCTACGGACAAAAAACAACTCAAAGAGCATCTACTGCTCTAGACAGAATTAATGTTCGTCGCCTTATGATTTACTTACGTAGACTTGTTCTTCAATCTACACGAAGGTTTGTCTTTGAGCCGAACGACCCAATTACTTGGGAAGCAGTAAGAAACGTCATCAACCCAGCATTAGCTGACATCCAACAGAGACGAGGTATCACTCAATTCTCTGTGACGTGTGACGCAACTACTAACACCCCTCTCCGCGTTGATAGAAACGAACTTTGGTGCAAGGTTATTCTTAAGCCTACTAAGACCGCTGAAATCTTGGTATTCGAGCTTAATCTCACAAATCAATCAGCTAGTGTATAACACTATATAATAATAGGTAAACAAACAACATGGCTAATGGAAAATACTACGTAGACAGAGCTGCCGAGCTAATCGCCGACAGTCCCCGTCTTTCCCACGCACTGGAGTCTTTCCGTGCATACGCTTGGGAGATTCAGATTCCCCAATTTGCAGGCGCTCTCTCTAACGTTCCTGGTCTCGATTCTCAAGACCGACTTACTCTCGCTGCAAAGCAAATCACGCAACCGGGCTTCACTGTTGAAGATATTGAAGTTCATCGTGTTAACGAGAAGTTCTTCTACCCAGGTAAAGCAAGTCCTGATGAAATCACAGTTACTTTTGATAACTTAATCAAAGGTGATATTGCTGACTCGCTTTTTGCATGGATGAGAAGTGTTTATGACCCAGTCTACGGTATTCATTACGGTGGTTTAGGTAATGGCACTAGTGACGTAAACCCAAGTCCGGAAGGTCTGGCGGGTATTACTGAAGCGCCTATCTTTAAGAGAACTGTAACTATCTGGCAATTAGATGCTCACCGTAACCCGATTACTCACGTTAATCTGTACGGCTGTTACCCTAAAGGCTGGAAGCTTGGTGAGTTCAACTACTCAACTAACGAGTTCCATACTATCGAGATGACACTACGCTACGACTTTGCTGTTCAGTTCACTGAAACTTCTGATATCGATTCGGTAATGTCTCCGGTAGCTATCTCATAAGTTTTAATTGAAAAATATTTAGGCTTTCCTGGTATATAATATCAGGGAAGCCTACTTTAATATAATATGGAACTATCTGAATTCATCGACGCGTACCGAGACAGTGGGCACACTTTGCTG